AACAAGTACTGGCTTATATGAAAGGTACTATCATAAAGGAAAGTGTAAAATGATAAAAAAATATATTGAAACAGCTAATTTTGAAGATACGGGGTTTAGTTACACAATGTCCTTGATTTCCGGTAAACACAAAATGGTAATCATGTATTGCCTTATGGAATACCAGACAGTCCGTTTTAATGAACTGAAGCGTTATCTGAAGAAGATATCGGATAAGACATTGAGCAGCAATCTGAAGGAGCTGGAAGCGGATCAGCTTATTATTCGGAAAGAATATCCGCAGATCCCTCCCAAGGTGGAATATATGCTCAGTGAGCGGGGCAGGTCCTTGATGAACATTCTTGACCAGCTCTGCGTTTGGGGTGAAGAAAACAGGATTTGACTTTATTTACAGAGCATCTGTCATGGCGGCAGGTGCTTTTCTTTTGCCATTTTTTAGAAAGGATGGTGACAGTTATGGGTTTTTTCAGCAGTTTATTCCGTTCTCGTGACAAGCCGTCTGACCGGACATCCGGCAGCGGCTACACCTTCTTTATGGGAGGGAGCACATCCGGGAAGCGGGTGAATGAACGGACGGCCATGCAGATGACGGCGGTGTACTCCTGCGTGAGGATTTTGTCGGAGGCGGTGGCCAGCCTGCCATTACAATTCTATAGATATACCGATGATGGCGGGAAAGAGAAAGCGGTGGAACATCCGCTTTATTTTTTGCTCCATGACGAGCCGAATCCGGAGATGACGTCCTTCGTGTTCCGGGAGACGCTGATGACGCACCTGCTTCTGTGGGGCAATGCCTACGCCCAGATCATCCGGAATGGACGGGGAGAGGTGGTGGCCTTATATCCCCTGATGGCGGACCGGATGTATGTGGATCGGGATGACAAGGGGCAGCTGTACTACGAGTACACCCTGTATTCCGATGACGCGCCTACCATGAAGGGATCCATTGTCCGGCTGTCCCCTTATGAAGTGCTGCATATCCCAGGTTTGGGATTTGACGGGCTGGTGGGCTATTCGCCTATCGCTATGGCGAAGAATGCCATCGGCATGGCCATGGCCTGCGAGGAATACGGGGCGAAGTTTTTCGCCAACGGCGCGGCGCCTTCCGGGGTGCTGGAGCATCCGGGGACGATCAAGGATCCCAGCCGGGTGCGGGAAAGCTGGCAAAGCACCTTCGGAGGAAGCGGGAACGCCAACAAGGTGGCAGTGCTGGAGGAAGGGATGAAGTACACGCCCATCTCTATCTCGCCGGAGCAGGCGCAGTTTCTGGAAACCAGGAAGTTCCAGCTGGATGAGATCGCCCGGATTTTCCGGGTGCCGCCCCATATGATCGGGGACCTGGAAAAGTCGTCCTTCAACAACATCGAGCAGCAGTCCCTGGAATTCGTGAAATATACCCTGGATCCCTGGGTGTCCCGGTGGGAGCAGTCCATGGTGCGCTCGCTGCTGTCCAGGGAAGAGAAATCAAAGTATTTCATCAAGTTCAACGTGGACGGCCTGCTTCGCGGGGACTACCAGAGCCGGATGAACGGATACGCCACGGCAAGGCAGAACGGCTGGATGAGCGCCAACGATATCCGGGAACTGGAAAACCTGGACCGGATCCCGGCGGAGCAGGGCGGGGATTTATATCTGATCAACGGAAACATGACGAAGCTTGCAGATGCCGGGCTGTTTGGAACGGGCCAGCAGGGGCAGATGATTTTGCAAGGAAAGGAGTAGAGATCCGATGAAGAAATTTTGGAACTGGAAGAGCAGGAAGATCCGGGATCAGGATTCCGGTGAGGAAAGGACTGAAAGGGTGCTGTTCCTGAATGGAACGATCGCGGAAGAGAGCTGGTATGACGATGAAGTCACGCCGGCTCTTTTTAAGGAGGAGCTGATGGCGGGGAGCGGCGATATCACGGTATGGATCAACAGCCCCGGAGGGGACTGCGTGGCCGCGGCACAGATTTACAACATGCTGATGGATTATAAGGGAAATGTCACGGTAAAGATTGATGGGATCGCGGCATCTGCCGCAAGCGTGATCGCCATGGCGGGCACAAAGGTATTGATTTCGCCGGTGGGGATGCTGATGATCCATAACCCGGCGACCATCGCCTGGGGGGATTCCGGGGAGATGCAGAAGGCCATTGAGATGCTGGAAAGCGTGAAGGATTCCATTATCAACGCTTATGAGATCAAGACCGGCCTGTCCCGGGCGAAGCTGTCCCACATGATGGACGCGGAGACCTGGATGGATGCCGGGAAAGCGGTGGAACTTGGCTTTGCTGATGAGATTCTGGGAAGGTCAGAACTGCCGGAGGACATGGAGCCGCCCGCGGTATCCATGCTTTATTCCGAAGCCGCCGCGGTCAATTCCTTAATGGATAAGATCGCGGCAAAGTGCAGGACAAAACCGAAAACCGAACCGATGGGCCGCAGCGTAGACAGCCTCTATGAGCGGCTGAATTTATTGAAGAATTAGAAGGAGGACATGACCATGACGATTTTAGAACTGAGAGAAAAGAGGGCGAAGGCGTGGGAGGCGGCGAAAGCCTTCCTGGATTCCCACAGGAATGAAAAAGGTGTGCTGTCTGCGGAGGATGACGCCGCCTATACCCGTATGGAGCAGGAGATCACGGATCTGGGAAAAGAGATTGCCCGGATGGAGCGGCAGGAAGCCTTCGAGAGGGAACTGTCCCAGCCGGTGAATACGCCCCTGACCGGGCGTCCGGCATCCGGCGGTGCGGGGAAGGAAAAGACCGGCCGCGCTTCAGAGGAATACAGGACGAACTTCTGGAACGCCATGCGCTCCAAGGTACCGCTTCCCAGTGTGGTCAACGCTTTGGAGGAAGGCACGGATTCCGAGGGCGGATATCTGGTGCCGGATGAGTATGAGCGTACCCTGGTGGAAGCCCTGGAAGAGGAAAACGTGTTCCGCCAGCTGGCAAATGTGATCCGTACTTCCAGCGGCGACCGGAAGATCCCGGTGGTGGCAACGAAGGGAACGGCGTCCTGGATCGATGAGGAAGGGGCGTACACGGAGAGTGATGATTCCTTCGGCCAGGTATCCATCGGGGCCTATAAGGTGGGTACCATGATCAAGGTGTCCGAGGAACTTTTAAACGACAGCGTCTTTGACCTGGAATCCTATATCGCGAAGGAGTTTGCAAGAAGGATCGGGGCGAAGGAGGAAGAGGCCTTCTTTACCGGGGACGGCTCCGGGAAGCCTCTGGGAGTCCTTGCGGCTACCGGCGGTGCGGAGACCGGGGTGACGGCGGCTTCCTCTACAGCCATTACGGCGGATGAGCTGATGGACCTGTTCTATTCCCTGAAATCCCCTTACCGGAAGAAGGCGGTATGGGTGCTGAACGATTCTACCATCAAGGCGGTGCGCAAGCTGAAGGATTCCACCGGGCAGTACCTGTGGCAGCCGTCCCTGATGGCTGGTACGCCGGATACCCTGCTTGGCAGGCCGGTGAAGACCTCCGCCTATATGCCGGTGATCGCGGCGGGGGCGAAGACCATTGCCTTCGGCGATTTCAGCTATTACTGGATCGCAGATCGGCAGGGACGTTCCTTCAAGCGGCTGAACGAACTGTACGCCGCCAACGGCCAGGTGGGCTTCCTTGGCTCCCAGAGGGTGGATGGGAAGCTGGTGCTGTCCGAGGCGGTGAAGGTGCTGGCGCAGAAATCAGGATCTTCCAGCTGATGGCCTGCGGACAGCCTCAGAGGGGTGTGACGGATTCACGCCCCTCTGCCTGACGGGAGGTGAAGGTTATGGTGACACTGCAGGAAATGAAAAACTATCTCCGGGTGGATGATGATGACGATGATGCTTTAATTGAAACTATCATAGCTTCGGCAGAACGGCAGTGCATGGATATCCTGCGTACGGACAGTGAGGAAGAACTGGCATCGGTCCAGAATGGAAAGACAGCTGTGATGTTCACCGCGGCATATTTGTATGAACACCGGGAGGAAGCCGACCACCATGCCCTGAACCTGACGCTCCGCGCCCTGCTCTTCGGCAGCCGGAAGGAGGCGTTCTGATGGAGATCGCTCTTCTGAATGTAAAAGTGACCTTCCAGAAGAATTCTGTGGTGTCGGATTCTATTGGGAACCGGAAGGATGTCTGGGAGGATTATTATCCCTGCCATGCCACGGTCAGCGGGGAGGGCGGGCAGGAAAAGGCAGCGGCCGGATTGACGGTGGCGGAATCCGACATTGCTTTTACCGTCCGTTTCTGTAAACGGGCGGCGGAGGTGACAGCGGACGGGTTCCGTATCCTGTTCGGCGGGGAGATTTACAACATCGCGGCTGTGGACCACATGAACTATAAGAAGAAAACGCTGAAGTTCCGGTGTGAGAAAGCGAGGCGGTGACCATGGGACAGACGGTACAGATCGGGAAACTGGCGGACGCCGTCATGGAGACGCTGGAAGAGTACGCGGACCTGGCCGCGGAGGATGTGAAGCAGGCGGTTCGGGATGCTGGGGAGACGGTAAGGGAGGAGATCCGCGCCAACGCTCCGAAGGATACCGGGGACTATGCCAAAAGCTGGGCGGTGAAAAAGACAAAAGAGACATCCAGCAGCCTGACGCTGACCGTCCATTCCAAAAACCGCTATCAGCTGGCCCATCTGCTGGAATACGGCCACGCGAAGCGGAACGGCGGCCGGGTGGAGGGCAAAGCCCACATCGCCCCGGCGGAGGAAAAAGGGATCCGACAGCTGGAGGAAGAGATCGAAAGGAGCCTGAGGGATGGATAAACTTCTGGAAATTTTGAAAAGCGCCGGATTCCCCTATGCCTATGACCATTTCGCGGAAGGGGAAGCACCGGATCCGCCTTTTGTCTGTTACCTGCTTCCGGGGAGCGATAACTTTTCCGCAGATGGGAAGGTCTATTACCGGATCAGCGAGGCGCGGGTGGAATTATATACGGATCAGAAGGATTTCGCCGCAGAGGGAAAGCTGGAAGACGCTTTGGACGCCTGCGGCATTTTTTATGAGAAATCGGAGACCTGGATTGACAGCGAAAAGCTGTATGAGGTTCTGTATGTGTTTGAGATGCCAGCAGGCGGGGAAAGCGCAGGGCAGGACGGATAAGGAAATGGAGGGAGCAGGAAATGTCTGCGAAGAAGAATAAGGTAAAATTTAATATCTGCAACGTGCATTACGCACTGATTACGGTGGATGAGGACGGGGACGTGACTTTCGGGACGCCGGTGGCTATGCCGGGCGCGGTATCCCTGTCCTTGGAACCAAACGGCGAGCCGTCCAATTTTTACGCGGATGGGTACGCCTACTATACGATCTCCAACAACATGGGCTATGAGGGGGATCTGGAACTGGCTATGGTGCCGGAGAGCTTCCGGACGGATGTGCTGAAGGAGTCCCTGGATGACAACAGCGTGCTGGTGGAGAGCGCCAACGTGGAGACGGCAAACTTTGCCCTGCTTTTTGAGTTTGACGGGGATGTGAAGAAGATTCGCCATGTGCTGTACAACTGCTCGGCGGCAAGGCCGAACATTGAGTCCGCGACCAATGAGGAGGAGATCGAGGTACAGACGGAAACGCTGGCCATCACGGCGGCGCCCCTGGCCAACGGCTATGTGAAAGCCCGCACCGGGGACAGCACCACGGATACGGTCTACACCGGCTGGTATACCTCTGTGTATATGCCGACGGTGACAGATCCGGAGACCTCCGGGGTACAGCAGTCCAGCCTGCGGGAAATGGAAGAGGATGAAATCGGAGGGGAGACATTATGAGCATGAAGAAAAATATCACGATTGATGGTCAGGAGGTCGCCTTTAAGGCCTCCGCCGCCATCCCCCGGATCTACCGGATGCGGTTCCACCGGGATATCTACAAAGACCTGCGGGATCTGGAAAAGGGAATTGATAAGAACGACCCGGAGAATTCCAACCTGGATCTGTTTTCTTTGGAAATGTTTGAGAACATCGCCTATGTGATGGCGAAGCACGCCGACCCGTCCATCCCGGATACGCCGGAGGAATGGCTGGATGGGTTTAATACCTTTTCCATTTATCAGGTGCTGCCCCAGAT